GATCGGCACGCATCAGATTAAATTCGGACCAGTATGGATAGTAGTTGAGAACGGAGTGTAATTCCTTTGGGACGAGGTCGGCGACGGTATGAATCGCAAGTACGTTGGCGGGGAGTGCTTCTAGAATATGCCGGATGGGCTCAAAGAGTTGTAGAAAGTGATTGGGGTGTCCGCTAGGGGTTGTACTGTCGGTCGATATAGGATAGGTGTGCAGTCCGAACCGACGGACCAGGGCTGCGACCCGCTTATGTTCATGAAAAATGCGACCGGCTCCAATTTCGTACTGGATCCCTTTAGATTCATCACGATAGGTGAGCACTCTTCCGCCCCAAGCCTTATATTGTTCCAAGACGAGTACGTTATTGCGGGATGTCTTGTTGGCAAGATATTCTGCAATAGATAGACCAGCCAGACCACCCCCAATGATGATAGTCCGCTCCACATTCATTTACTTATTAATTAGAGAGATTCAATCCATTGGCAAATCTCCTCAGTATTGCTGCCCTGAAACTGGTCCACGACCTTCTTAGGACGGAATGCCATAAAGGTAGGGAATCCTCGGACGCCACAGAAACCGGCGGTATAATCGTTTTTCGTATGCTCGCATTTCCATAGAGTGAGCCCCTTCGCCGTGGCGACCTTATCTACCTCCGTAAGATTGATATTACGGCAATAGCCGCACCACGTCGCTGTAAAATATACGAGAAAGGTCTTATCGGACTTTCGCATACCATCGAGGGCAGGGGCTTTCGGATCCGCCTGCCACATCGCTTCAAAATCGTCCTGCGTATCTAACATCTTCATCCGTATTGATTACTTATAATGTCATAAAATCCTTTTAGACCTCCTGCGATGACTACTGCGGTAAGAACGCCGGCGATTGCGGGTCCTGGTCCCGCAGAGAATTCATTGCGTGCTCCGCCGCCGGCTTGAACCGGAGTGGGGGCAAACTCTGCCTTCATATTTGGCGTAGGCGGCGCAGATGGGTTTGCTGCGGGAGCAGGAGCAGAAGCAGGAGCAGAAGCAGGAGCAGGAGCAGGAGCAGGTGCTTGAGATATAGGCATTCCGATTCCTACCGATGGTGTTTCAGGTAGTTTGGGCAACGATGTTGGAAGTCCATACTTTGCTAATCCTGGCATCGTAGGCGCATCGGGAAATTCAGGCGTCTTTAATATTTCATCCGCCGACTTGCTCGCATGAATAGCTGCCACAACTGTCGGTGTCATAAATGGCACAACCAAATCATTGTATAATCCTTTATACGATATTGTAGGTATAGGTATTGTTGGAATCATGGCTTCAAAGTTAAATCCTCCACTTACTGAATCTACAGGATGCGTCACTAAGAACTTTTTACCATCAATCGGCTCTCTGAAAAATATACTGTAGGGCAGCGGCGCTGAAATACCATTCTCTAAAATACTCTTCGTCATAAAGAGCGCATGAATGCTATCCCATAAGACCCATAAAAATCCAAACAAGAAAAGGAAGATATTAAATACACTGAGGACTTTTGCTATACCCTGCCACATATCGCCCATATAAAACTTATCCGCTCCTAGAAATCCGAAAAATATAGCAAGTGCCGCATAAACAAGGTACGACTTTTCTGCTACAAATTTTGGCTTTTCATTATTCTCCATAAAGACACCGCGTCCAATGCCACATATCCAATCAAACGGCGACGTAAGACCCTCCTTACGTATTTTTTTCCCATCGTATACAATCTGTATTAAATCCCAATAATGCCACATTCCAAGAGTAAATACATTAAATATGAGTTTCATCATACCAGTATGAAAACTACGTAAATAAAAATGGTCTACACCTAGAAGTCCTAACAATACAGAGAGAATCACAAACACAAAATAATTTCGGTCTGGATGCTTCCACGTATCAATGTCCGAAATATGATGCGGTGTTTTACCTCCAACATGTCCTTCTGTGCCGTCCTGCTTGGACGAGTTGGGATTTGGTGGTAAGGGTGGCACCGCGGGTGATGGTGGCGCCGGTGGTGCTGGTGGTGCCGGCGGGACCGGCGGTGGTGTCAGACCATCGGACGACATCTCTAATGGTTTTTATCTTAATTTATACAGTGAATAGAACGCCGCCCAAACCAGCAACAATACGTAGTACATTGTAATTTGTCGCATACGTGGTGACACCGGCAGGGTACGATTTTACCTGTGGATTCATTGCCAATTGTAATACGATAGAATCCAACCGACTGCCGTTACAAGTACCCATAGGTTGCTCTACCTCCGGGGCTAAGCTAAAGGAATATACGTAGATAAAATCGTTTGGAATGGCTGTATGACGTTGCCAGGGCTGCATTAGACGGAAATACTGTGCCGATTGCTCCTCAAACCGATCGTAGCCATCAAACTGAAGAAGCGCTGTGGCAATAATGTCCAAGTTAGGAATACCGGTCTCATTCAACATACGGCTACCATAATTAAACCATTCGTGTGCCTGTAACATACGGTCCTCATTGACCACCCAAATCATCTCCTTGATCGGATTATTGAAGACCAGAGGAACCGAAATACGAGTCGTATTCAGTGGAATACTATAACGTTTCTGCTGCTGGACCTGCTCAATAAGATATTCGTGGCGGGACGAGACGAAGCGACGACGTTCATCCGTATCCAAATAAATATAATCGCCCCACATCACCATATCGGTAATGATGACCGGATTCTGGGTGAGCGTAGTTGGAGGATTCTGTGAGCCGCTGAGCACTGCGTTTTCCAATGAGTTGCTAAAGACCATATCATTACCGTTCTTGAGTCGGATATAAAATCGTACCGGTGTCGCCTGGAGCGCAATGAGCGGCAAGGCGAGACCTGGATTCTTACAAAACCAGAAGTCTAGCGGCACAAGGAGATTGAGCGGACCCGATTGCGACTGGTCATTAAACACCTCTTGGGTTCCCGTCATAAAATTAATACCATCTCTCTTTGACCCCGGTGTAGATAACTGTGTCCAAAGATACATCCATTCGCCGTAATGACGGTCCACCTCCTGCTGACCAATCCAAATACTAATATAATCAATCATCGCATAACCGACACCATTGACCCAACTCACTGAATTGGTAATCTGTGCATAATCGGTCGGTGCCTCAGTAATCACGCCCTGTGGATAAGGCTGAGGTCCCTGTGGCGTAATTTGCGGTAAATTTATCTGTAAGTAGACCTGTGATAGAAGATCGCCTTGACGCGGTACCGTGACCGTAATTAGTTTGCCAAAATCAACCGCCGAATCAAACGGAATACGCTGGGTCTCAATACTAAAGTTTGTATACCGCCGATACACTTGTTTGAAAAACGTAGTCTGTGGATTACCGGAAAGATAGATGTCTTGACGTCCGGTTGCTACTAATTGGAGAAGTCCTCCTGAATTGGACATGTTACTCTTACTCTACGTCTATAAGTTGTTTTTAGATGCTGCGGATTCGTACCGCAGGCAAAAATGCCCTACAACGTTAGAATGGCGTATCCTACGGGGGCGAATTTGAATGCTTTATTGCTTCAGCAATTAAATTTTCGCACTGCAGGAAATTATCCTATTTCCTCACTTTATACACTTTATGCGAACGGACAGGGTCAAACATATTGGAGTAATAGTTTGATTCCTCCCACCTTGAGTATATTGAGTACCTCTATCGGTAATGCTCTTCAAAGTACAAACAATAAAGTGAATATATTATCTACTCAGGTGTATACTCTATCTGGCGAAGTAAGCACTCTTACACATTATACATATTCATCATTTAGTACTACATTTTATTACTTAGATACTTGTCTAAATATATCAACCAATCTAAATGATGCGTTTTTATCAACTGCGAATTCGTTTCAAATTCAATTGAACTCCTATTATCAAAGTACATTAGATGCATGTTATAGTACTGTAAATTCTTTGGCAACAGTTTCAACATTTAATTCCGATTTAAATATACTCAATTCATCGGTTCAACTATGGCTCTCCACTATGAGTACCGGTATTGGATTACAGGACGCCTTGACCTCTTCATTACTCATTCAATACATTAATTACAATATTTATTCTACCATGGCTTGGACTACTCAACAATTATCATCCATTACATCTACATCAGCAACAAAACAGGAGTTGGCAAACTTTAGCACATCTATCAATACAGCATTGCTTAGCACATCCGCAGGTTTGTCAGGAGAAATTACAGATACATACAATTTTATAGAAGATGTGAGTACGTCTATAATTGTAGTGAATAATGCGCTGCTCAGTACATCTATAAATCTTCAAACAAGTATCGCTGATATATCAGGAGCAATTGTAAATATTAGTAGCAGCATCGGTACACTTTCAGGCGAGTTAAGTAGCTTTAAACACTATACATCAAGTGCCATTAACTCTTTATCAGGTGAAGTATCATCAATCTATTTTATTACAGCACAAAATACCGCCAATATTAGCAGTCTCAACCAACAAGTAAGTATAATCACGACGAGTAGTATCTTAGAAGGTATTTATGCGTCATTTATTGAATTAGAACAATATACTGTAAATTTAATTAATAGTACAAATACAGCCTATGTATATTATCTTTCTACCGCATTATCAACGCAAACGGCTATAATTGACCATATTGTTACATCAAGTGTATATGGCGCTGTATCTACTCTAACTTATGTAGTGTCAACCGCGTTATATACTCTATCGGGTGAAATCTCCACTGCGCTCTATTCATTATCCGGTGAAATCTCCACTGCGCTCTATTCATTATCAGGTGAAATCTCAACTATTGCGGCAAATGCGACCGCCGCCGTCTCCTCCGTGAATGCGGTACAACTGATTCAACTCAATTCCAGTAATTTTACCGGCTTGCTTGATCTCGTGAATTACCGTAATTTTACGATTCAAGTCAATAATATTGCCGATTTAGCCAATAGCACCTACCGTATATCATTTAATCCAACAACACTCTCAAATGCTACTCTTCAACAGGGTGTAATTTTACTGGATATTAGTACAAATACACAGGGATATACCCAAAACAATAATCTATTGGCGCTTGATTTGAACCGATGGGGAATTATCAATAATGCCACCTATTCTCAGTTTCCAATGCTTGCGGATAGTGCCTATAAAATGGAATACATCTATAGTGTCTATAATAGTAATGTATATACAAGTTTGACAAATATCTGGCCTTACCAAAATACATTTAACTTGAACGTATCATCTATTAATGATAATACAGTATTGGATCCCAGTGGTGTAAATATTTACTCTACGGGAACGGTGCTTGATCTAACATGGCAAATGTATCTATTTAGTACATTTGTAACCGGATTTTCGTCCTTTGTCAACGTAGATGTTGATATTAGCGGAGCGCTCATTCAGACCTATGGTCCATACTTTTATACTCAAAGCAGTATTCAAATTGCGATGCCCGATGGTGGTTATCCTTCAGGAACCGGTTACGTATCAGCCACCTTTGTATCCTATGTTGTAGGTGAGCCCGCACAAGGCTCGGTTGTTTATGGCGCCGCCTATTATCCATAATTTTCTAACAAAAGGGTAAATGGGTGCTGCTGTTTCGGCTATCGCCCCTCGCCTCATCATTCCAGGATTTTTTATAGGTCAAAAGGTGAAACAGGGCGGCTCGTGGGATAGTATTGCCGTTTCCTCCGCATTCACCATCTTTTTTATTACATCTGTTCTGACGGCATTCTCCGCTTCGCCCGCACTCTCCATAATTCCCAGCATCGCCTGTATTGCGTATTCGCAAATCATGGCACATCCCGAAGACTCTGACCGCTGGCGTCATAGTGATTGGTTGCTCACCACCCCCCTAATGTTAGCAGCACTTCTCTACGCAAACGATGTACCTCTTGCCGTTATTTTGCCTATGATTGCCTGCGACCTGTTGATGATTGTCGCCGGCTACCTCGGCACGAAGACAAAGGACCCACTTGAATCCAAAGGCTATTTCGCCCTCGGTATGCTCGCCTTTTTGCCAATTATTGCTATTTTACTCCAGCAGACAAAAACAAAACTCGCTATCTATTTAACTCTTGCGGTATGGTCCCTCTATCCTATTGTATATTGGATGGAAGAGTACTCAAAGATAGATAAAATGTATACTACAATTTCTTACGCTATAATGGATGTGGTGGCAAAGGTTGGTTTGGTCTATCTTTTACACATTTGAAGGGTTATCGGCAGTGAGAGGTTAAAGGTTAAACGCTGTTATAAAAAATAACTGATTCTATGGAAGCCCGCCATCCAATTACTGGAAAACCCATACGTATCTTACGTTCTGAGTCACATATTACCTCAGACCGTAAAAATCTTCTATGGGCACGAGCCTCCTTCGGAAAAGGTGCCCGTTGGGGTCGTTGGCATTGTGTTGTCAATGAACCTGCCGCGATTGAGGTTGTCGGTGCTTCCGCACTTGTGGCGGTCATCATTGCTGCCAATGCGGACGTAGATGCCTGGATGGCTGTACTACCGGCTGTGCTTTCCAACAATACAGAATGTCTGCTTGTGGCTCCGTCGGCGATTATAGAGTCTCTTGCGGATCGTGGTCTACGATGGGACCATACATTGGTGACGGAAGAACTCCACGATGACTACCCGTTTTTAGGCGAGCCGGTGCGAAGTGAGGACTCGGTTGAGAAGGTGATTCTCTGCCTTGCGCATTTACTGCGTATGAACGTGGTGACATGGTCGTCTGCCGGCGATCGTGAAGGGTTGGACCTTGGCACCCGTATTGTGTATGATGCCTGGGCACGTTCTATGGAAACTGTGCGACTCGTCTCTGTTGCGTCGGATTCCGATGACTCCATCATTCCGCAGACGTGGCTCATTCAACAGTACTTTCGGCATCCGACAGCACGACGGGCACGTGAAATTCGTCTATGTTTAGAAAAGAATGTAGAATGTCCATGGATTGACCATATTCTGCTTCTAAACGAAGTGGAGTATAGCGACTTGCCTTCGAGCGATAAAATTGTACAGGTTGTTCTCGGTAAGCGTCTGCGATACTATGATGTCTTTATGGCGATACAAGAGCGTGTGCCCGCTGGAGCGTTCGTTATCTTCTCCAACTCGGATATCTGGTTCAATGAGACACTGTCATATCTATGGAAGATTTCTCTCGCAGAGAATCGGCTCTTTCTGGCGTTGCTCCGTTGGGAAGATACGAGTGGAGCAGGAGCACCTACCATCTTTGGTCCACGTGCCGATTCCCAAGATACGTGGATTCTCGCCCGTGATGCGATGAACTTCACACCGACCGAAGAGGAGCTCGGCTTTCCGTTTGGTCAATCCGGTTGCGATAACGTTATTACGGTTGTAATGCTTCGGCATAAGTTCCTTGTAGTAAATCCCGCCTATTCTATCAAAACTATACATCTCCACAATTCCAATATCCGCAATTACGAGCCGAAGGATGTTCTCTACCGCCCTGCGTTTCTCTATGTTGACCCCACCCCCATTCAATCTATGCGGGTCTGTAAAAGTCTGAATTCGGTAGGAAAACTCCCTGTTGCGATGGAGTCTATGTGGAATCGCACCGCATTCCGCAAGTCTTTTCCTCGCCCAATCCTCTCTGTATCCGAATCTGCTCCGAAGGCGATTTGTACAATGCTGCGGCATACCGGCGACGGCGACGGAGTTGATTTATACAACTTTCAAGCCGGCGAACAAAATATGTATACACCCAAGCCCGATGCTCTGCCGCTCTATCATTTTCAGGGTGGTAAATTCGTCAACCGCCAAGGACTGATTAGCTCGTTCAAGGATATCTTCGTTGGTCAGCATAAGGAGTGGGTGAGTGCGTGGGAAGCGGCTCGTGTTAGCAATATGATGTCGTCCATTCATGTACCGTCTATCATCTCCATTCCTATTGCGGATGAATGTAAGACGACCCTCAGTCAGTGGATTTTACACTATTTGCCTAAAGTTCTAACAATTCGGCGACTACTCAAGTCGTGTAATCTGACGGTCCCTGAATTCCTAGTACCGCAACTTGCCGATATTACACCGTTTCTACGCGATTGCGTATGGTCTTCGGCGGAGAAGGGCAATATCACTCTTGTGCCGATGATGGATGATATGAACTATTATTCCGAGGATGTATGGGCTTTGCCACCGTCTGCCGAGCACTCGCTCGTTTCGGCGGAAGATATTATGCTGCTGCGCGAGCTTATTGAGCCGGTGGACGAAGAGCCCTCTATGCCCGTTGCGGTGTTCTGCGTAGATGATGCTCCTGATGCGGTCTGTACACGGGAATGGGCGGAATCGGTTGCGGAATATATCTTTGCGAAGGGCTGGATTATTCGCTATGTATCGGTGACTGATACAGCGTCGGTGCGCCGACGAGCATTTGCCCACGCCTCGTGGATTTTTGGCTCCGCTGCGTCCTCTGGACTCGACTATATCTGGCTGGCACCTGCCGGCGCCTATGTAATGGAATTTAACTATGCCGAGAAGCCCCGTGGTGACCGTATTCATCTTGCCGGTGCGGCTGAACTCAACTATGTATGCGGTCTCATTCAGCGTGAGCCGATTGAGGTCCGCCGACAAAATGCGCTCCTCGAAGTGGGTGCCGCGGTTAAGAAATTCGGTTTCAAGGATATGCTCAAAGTGATTCGTGATAAGGCAGCGGCTACGGGTAATAAGATACCACGTATTCTTGTGCCCACCGGTAAGGCACTTGAAGGAATATGGTCACATAGCGGTGATACATTCCGTGAAATGGTGGATATTTGGGCGGAGCGTGAATATATAACTGTAGAGAAGACCGAGGATAGTGGCTATTGTTGGTGGGGTGCGATTGGGGAGGTTCTCTTATACGACCGCCCCACTGCGCGCTGGTGGTCATCGCCGCCTTCGTACCAGATGGCTATGTTCGGTAATTGTGCGCCACCTGGTCCTGATACCCATAAATTACGTCAGTCGGTCTGGGGTTTCTGGCCACGCTCACCGCGTGCCATTGAATCCATCGTCGCCAGTAAGAAGAATCTGCTCGGTTACACAAAGCGTACAATCTCTTCGCTGTTTTTGGGTAAGATTGAAAATGGTGTACAGCAGAAGAACCGTACCCAGCATGATTGGAGCAAATGCGTAGAGCTCTTTTCTATGCCGATTGATAGCACTGGCGCACCCTACCCTTATACGCAGACCGAATATCTGAATAAACTCTGCCATGCGCGCTTTGGTCTCTGCCTACCTGGTTTTGGTCCCAAGTGTAACCGTGAAATTGAGTACTTCGCCTGCGGTGTCGTACCGATCGTAACGGACGGTGTAGATATGAAGGGATATCTTGTAGCACCCAAGGAGGGAGTTCACTACTTCAGAGCATCTACGCCCGCTGATGTCTCACGTATTGTAAAAGAGACGTCGGTAGAAACATGGTCTAAGATGTCTATTGCTGGTCGTGAATGGTGGCAGTCGTATTGCTCGGCTGAGGGACTGTTTCGGCTCACTTGGACACGTATTGAACAGTGCCGTCCTTTCTTCAACGTCGGTATTCCTAAACTGTTCCCTTTACACTAGAGCGTGGTTGGTTTAAACATGATTTTGTAAAGTTCATCAAATGGACTATACAAAAATAGCAAATGACCGTTATTCGGCGGGTGTATTCATCAATAAACCTACCGATGGTCCTAAGATTGAGGTTGTTTTGAATAGAACTTTCTCAAACACCGTGCCTACTATATCGGTCGTAACCCCTATTTACAATCAGGAGGCAATCATTGAACGCAATCTACGTTCGGTGCTAAATACTGTGACAGAGATGCCGTACGAAATGATTCTTATTATAGATTCCTGCTCCGATAGAACAGAAGAAATTGTGCGTGAAATGTTTAGTCTAGGAGAGTTTCCTGCGCTTCTAACAAATGTGGTGGTGATGCGGTCGTTGGCACCACTCTTTGAGACCGCCGCCGATAATCTCGGTTTTCTATGTAGTCGTGGCGAGTATATTTTGGAGATTCAGGCAGATATGATGATGATTGAACGGGGATTCAATATGGCACTCCTTCGTCCGTTTTTAAAGATGAACGATCTAATTGCCGTGAGCGGTCGGTGCTGCCACGGGTTGACCTACGGCGATGGGGTCGGCAAAATGGGAGTGGCGGTAGAGGCGCCGCTTGACCCGCAGCTTAACCGTGGCGTCATTTACATTGGTGAAACGTGTAATCGTGGTCCTATCATGCTTCGGCGAAGTATGGTAGCGGCACTAGAGTATTTAGACGAAATCAATTACTTCTTGGACTACAGTGAGCACGACTTATTTACTCGTGCTCGTGTGTTGCGCTCTTGGCTCTGCGGATATGTGCCCATGGAGTTTATATCACCGTGTAGCGACGGCTCAACCCGCAAAGCACGCGACCCTGTCAATGAAGCGGTGTATGCCGCTAAATCGGCAGTTTATGGACGCCGAGAAGGATTCATGTATAAATGGCTGTTGACGTCGCCTGAGCCGTTTCCGATTCGTGCTATTCCAATCCAATAAGTCGGCGATAAGCGTTTAGAGGCTTATGGGCTTTGAATTTCTTCGTAAATTCGTCAAACCACATACGAAACGAGACACATTCAAATGCGGTGGTAGAAAACCAGTGCGTATGAATGGACTGTAGTGGTTTGCCGTCGTAGCGAATGCCAATGCTTTGGTCGTTACGGAAAATGCTGAAACGGGCTTGAATTTCACGTTGTGGAGTCGTTGATTGCTGCATGCGCCACCAGCCAAAATTCACCTGGGCTGGAAACTCGTACACGGCGTCCTTGGGTAGCGAGTTAGCGAGGTCTTCT